CCACCTGTTCTGCGTAGCTGGGTGGAGCAGAAACCTGACCTCCGCCGCCCTGTGGTTGATTTAAAGTGCTTGCAGACATTATCAAACTAGCTACGCCGTTGTTTAATCCAAAAGTTGTACTGCCGCCATAGTTTTGAACATCATTGGTAGTGAAACCATTCATTTCCCACTCTTGCGTCCAACTTCCGCCATAGCCGTCGCCGTTCGGAAAATTAGGCCCACCATACCAACCTACAAATGCCTTGTGGTGAAAACTCACATTGACATCTTGGTACTCAAATTTAAATCCACCAGTACGATCAAGTGTGAGGCCAAAAGTGTTCTCATTTGTAGTGGCGTATTCTCTAACCTTGTTCCACAAAAAACTCGTTGAGTCAGAATTAGTTTTGTAAAAATATCCTGCGTTTGCATCGCTGCTAGTGTCATCTAAGTCAGTCCACAGGGGAGCAAGCATATATGAGAAGCTGCCAATACCGTAAGTTCTGGGCATATACGTTGGCATTCCTGTAGCATGAGTATAACCATCACAACAAAATCCACTTGCAGGAGCAGATTGTAGCCCGATATTTGTCGTTGGGTTATACATCAAAACAAACCCGTTAGTACTCATCCACGCATGGGTAAACACTTGATCTAACCACGGGAAGGTATGTCCCATTTCTACAGAAACAGCCTTGTCATCTACGCCTGACATTACTTGCGTCATCCCCTCGGGAGACAAGTTATCTGCAAGAGATATGGTCGGAATGGCTATGACTGCCATCACAATTAATATCAATAGCCAGTCAG